ACTGACACAATGGCAACGCAAATTAAGCTGGGGAGTATTTAGACTTATGGAGCCTAAAATGAGGAATCACTTTTGTAATAACAGATTTGAAACATTCTGCAAAAACACGTATAAAAGATGAAATTATTTAAGAAATTACGCTCAAAATTATGCGTTAAGCTAATGAGTAAAGCACAGAAAGAAATGATAAGCCTTTCAGCACAGTTAACAGTCGATTACACGCAAAACAGAAAGTTTAGAAGGGAAATGGATACACTAGGTTTCGGAAAGCACATAAGAGACGCAATAAAAGCATGGGATTAAAGGAAAAACCTAAAGGACTAGGGGACACAGTAGAGAATATCCTCGAAGCAACTGGAGCCAAAGTGGTAAAAAGCGTCATTAAAACGTGTAATTGCACTAAAAGAAAGGATTATTGAAATAGGGTTGTTCCTTACAAAAAGAAAGATTGAAATAACGTGAAAATAACGTGATAAAATGGCAAAAGAGGATAATTTAAAACCATTCGGTAAAAATAACAATGCAAATCCAAACGGAAGAGGCAAGGGAGTGCGCAATAGAAGCACAATTTTAAAGGAATTATTAGCCTTAAACGACAACGAACTAAAAATGCATTTAGCCCAAATCAATAAAGCAATCGAAAAAGAAGATACAAACGCTTATAAGGCTGTTTTGGATTCGGCTTATGGCGCACCCGTTCAACAAATAGAGCAAACGAACACCGAAATAGACCTATCCAACCTTACTACGGATGAATTAAAGGACTTATTAAACGAAGATGAATGAGAGAAAGGCACACGCAAAAGACTTGCTCAAAAGGGAATTATCAAGACGAGAGTTATGGCAGTTTTGCTGTTATTATGATCCTATTTTCTTTAATAACAGACCTTTTCTCAAAGAGATAGCGGACGCATTCCAAGAGATTGAGGAAAAAACAATCAAAAGTTTATCCGTTTCAATGCCTCCTAGAGCTGGAAAGAGTTACATAACGTCATTATTTTGTGCCTGGACCATTGGTCGTAACCCTGATAAATCAGTAATGCGTAACACTTGCACCGCAACGCTATTCCTTAAATTCAGTTATGACGTTCGGGCCATCGTAAAATCGGACAAATACCGTAAAGTTTTCAACAATGTAACGCTGTCAGATGACAAATCTAATCTTCAAGGATGGAACACGAACACTAGCAAACAAGTGGGGTATTTTGGAGCTGGAGTTGGGGGTACTATTATCGGCTTTGGAGCGTCAAACGTTGCTATAACGGATGACCTTTACAGAGGCATTGAAGACGCATTGTCCGACACTGTGAATGATAGAATAAATCAATGGAAGGAATCAACGCATGATAGTAGATTTGAGAGCGGTTGCGCACGTATTGATATAGGTACACGTTGGTCCCTAAATGATGTTATAGGGCGTAATATTGAGTCAAAGATATACGATAAATCAATCATTGTAAGCGCTATGAATGAACAGGGTGAGTCATTTTGTGAGGATGTATTAACAACGGCTGAATACATAGAGAAAAAGAAACGAACAGCACCTGAAATTTGGGAGGCAGAGTACCAACAACAGCCAGTTGACATGAAAGGTAGGTTGTTTAATGAGTTGAAATTCCTATCAAAAGACGAATTCGCAGAAATAAACAAATCTAATCCTATTGAGGGGTGCATAGGTTACGTTGACGTTTCGGATCAGGGGACTGATTACACGTCTGTTGCGATTTGCGCTGTAATCAAAAAACAGTTGTTTATAGTTGACTATCTTATGACCAGAGATAACACCGACATTACGATACCACAAACGGCTGCATTATTAGACAAATGGAAGGTAACTTATTGTAGGGTTGAATCGAACAGTATGGGTGCGATGTTTAGCCGTCAATTGCAAACACAGACAAAAACACGAATATTGCAAGTCCATAACACGCAAAACAAAATCACTAGGATTATAATGAGTTCAGCACACATCATGAATTCAATGACATTTGTACGGAATGGGGACAATCAAAGCGAGTTATTCATTCAAAATGTACTGAGTTTTAGCAAGGAGGGAAAGAATAAAAACGATGACGCTCCTGATTGTTTGGCTGGATTAAGTATTTTTGTACAATCAATGTTTAAAAATTTGTCGTAACTTTGCTTAAATTCTAATCAAAACAGAATGGAGATTAACTTTTGGGATTCTTTTTTTGGAGTCAATTCAGGACAACAAAATAGATTTATAAATCAATTTAACCGCCTTAGACCTATACAAAATCAGGTTTGGGGAGTTAAAAACGCAATATGGATTGACACAAATAACGCTTGGGAATGGTTTTTAACAATACCAGAGTTCAGAGCCGTTATTGACAAACGCGCATCAATGATGAGCAGTAATATTCCAAAATTATATGACAGCAATAACGAGGAAATAACGGATCATTGGTTTTTGGACATGGTTAAAAGACCTAATCCTGTTCAAAGTTGGTCCGATGTTGTTTATTCTTTGGCAGTTAATGACGCTTTATACTCAAATGCATTCGGTTATTGTCCATTAAGGGTTATGAATCAGCGTAATTTATTCGTTCCATTGCCTTCAAATAAGATCCAGATAATGACAAGCGGTAAAACGCTTAAGCAAATGGATGTAAGTGGGTTAATTGACGGGTATAAATTCGAATATGACGACAATAAGATTGAAACATTACCGATTGAAGATGTTATTTATTTGACGACTACGGATGGAATGAGCATTGTGAAGCCTACAAGCCGAATAGATGCGCTTAAATATCCACTATCTAATATCAAAGCAAGTTATCATAAACGAAATGTACTACTTGAAAATATTGGAGCAATAGGTATTTTATCGGCTCAGAATAGTGATATTGGAGGTGCTATTCCAATGACTCCTGAGGAGAAAAAAGAGATCCAAAGAGATTGGTTTAACCGTTCAAAAGACGAAGTAATTATTACTGAAAGTCAGGTTAACTGGCAGTCGATGAGTTACCCAACAAGGGACTTAATGTTATTTGAAGAGTTGACAGCCGACAAAATGGCTATAATTGACGCATACGGAATGAACGCTAATCTATTCTCAAGCGAAAAAGGTAGTACATTTAGCAACGTTAAGGACTCAATTCGCATGGTTTACACCGATACGATTATCCCTGAGACACAACAGATGTATGATTCCATTTGTCATCAATTGGGACTAGATAAAGACGGAATCAGAATAGAGGCTTGTTTTGACCATTTGGCTGTATTACAAGCTGACGAATTAGCCGAATATCAGGCAATGACCGAGAAAGTAACAGCGTTCAATTTGCTATTGACGGATGGCGTTATAACAAAGGAACAGTATGCAATGGAATTTGGTTATGAATTAGAGCCAATTGACAAGGCACAAGCGCAACAAAACGGACTTATTCAGGCCCAAACAGAACTTAGAGGAACAGTTGGAGGTTTAAACGGTATAATTTCGCTTAATACAGCTGTTGCAACGGGACAAATGACTAATGAAATAGCGGTTAACACCTTAGTTAACTATTACGGATATGACCGTATTGTCGCTGAATCAATGATAACGGCAACGCCCGAAACACCACAATCACCAATAACAACGTTTTAACTATGAAATCAAACACATATCAAACAAAAGGAGCAGCCGAAATAAAGGATATAAGCTCAGATAAGCGTCAAGTGGCTGTCTACCTAGCAAAATTTGACAATATCGACAGCGACAACGACATGATTAAAAAGGGTGCGTTCACAAAGTCTATTCAGGAACGTGGTCCCGACAGCCCGTCAAACAGAAAAATAGCATTTTTACGTTGGCACGATTGGGAAAAACCTATTGGTAAATTCCTGACATTAGAGGAGGATGATTTTGGGTTATTTGCGGTTAGTCAATTGGGTACAAGTCAAATGGGTGAGGATGCTTTTAGAGATTATACGGATGGAATAATACGCGAACATTCAATTGGATTCCAATATATTCAAGACAAAATGCGCTGGATTGATGACAGTACTTTGCCGTCTCAAGGTTATTATCAAATAAGTGAGTTGAAACTATACGAGGGGAGCGCGGTTACGTTTGGAGCAAATAGCGAAACAAACGTTGTTGATGTAATGAAGTCAGAGGACAAGGTAGAAAAGGCCGTAAAAATATCAAACGAAATAGACTTATTAATCAAAGGGCTTGCAAATGGCAAGGGATCAGATGAGCGTCTATTTGAGATGGAAATGAAATTAAAATATTTGAATAGTCAAATGCTTATACTCGCAAAAAGTGAACCGTTCGTAAAAGAACATTCGCCAATTATCGAGCCAATAACAGCACCGAAACTATTTGATTGGAGTGAAGTAATAAGTAAATTTTAAACAAAAATCAATTAAAAAACAATGGAAAATTTAACACCAGAACAAGTAGTTGAAAAAATCAACACAAAGTTCAATGAAACGTTGGCGACAATGCCGACAAAAGCAGACCTAGACGGTTTGAAAAATGACGTTGAAGCTCTAAAAGGGTTAGAGGCTAAGAGTCAAGAAATCGAAAAAGCAATAGCACGTTTCGAGGGTAAAATGGAGGCAATGGCTGAAAAAGGATTTAAGACAGAACGTCAACCTCGTTCGTTAGGTGAAGCAATCTCTCAGGCTTATGTTTCAAATATCGACAAGATTAAGGAGACAGCTGAAAAAGGCGGAATGATGACTTTGGAAACTAAGGCTCTTTATGACACAACCATCGATGGTGATTACACTGGTAACATCGCATTGTCTACATTGGAAGCTGGAGTTTCTACAATTGCACGTCCAATCATTAAGATTCGTGACATTGTGAACATGGGAACGACAGCGTCAAAATTCGTTACATACATCTCTCAAAGCGTTCAAACAGCGTCTAGTTGGATTGATGAAGCTGGAGTTAAGATTTCAGGACAACCGTCTTACGAAGAAATTTCTGAAGAGGTTAAAAAAATCGCTGGAACTGTAAAGATTTCTAAGGAAATGCTTGCTGATTTATCTTTTGTTCAGTCTGAAATCAACACTGATTTGATGGCTTCAATTGACCAAGCAATCGAAAACGCTTTGTTAAACGGTGCTGTTGGTGGAATAAACGGTATCTTAACAAATGCAGTTAACTTCTCCGCTGGTACATTTGCTGGAAACGTTCCAGCGCCAAACATCTCGGATGTTATTAGAGTGGCAATTGCACAAATTCAAAATGCTAATTTTGAGCCTACGCACGTTGTGTTGAATCCTGAGGACGTTGCTGCAATGCAATTGACTAAGACGTCAACAGGTGAGTATACTTATCCTATGTTCTTAATGGACGTAAATAAGGTTGCTAATCTTACTGTAGTTTCTACAACTAATATGGTTGCTGGTACTTTCTTAGTAGGTGATTTCACGAAGTCAAATGTTAGAATGAGAGAGTCAATGAACGTTCAAGTTGGTTATGTAAATGACGATTTTCAACGTAACATGGTTACAATCCTTGCTGAAGCACGTTTGGTTCAATATGTGAAAGCAAACGATTATCCAGCATTCGTTGATGGAAACATCGCAACTGCAATTGCTGCATTAGCAGTATAATTAAAAAATAACGGGGGTTGATATTCTTAGCCCCCCTTTTAAATTTGCACAATGGAAAAAAGAACTCGTAAAAAAAAGGATATTGACGTTAAATTGAACGTTAATAATGCTGAATTATCAGTTAAAAGAGATATTAAAGAGACAGAAATTGACCTAGACACTCGTATAATTGACGTTCATATTGACAAAAATGCTGATGGCGTTCATGTAACGATTGAATTTGACGACAAAGTGATGTATGAATTTGAAGGAAACGGACAATCAAAGCACTTGCCTAAGGGCGTTTTATTCAAGATTAGCGGTGAAATGCTTAAGCAATTTCTAAAAAAAGGTTTCGGAAAACTAAAAAAGTAAGTAGATGTTTTTAACAGTTCAAGATTTTACGGGAAAATATCAGTTAAGCACGGGAATGTATGATGTAACTAAGCTACAAGATTACATAATAAGGTATGAAAAGCGTTATTTAATAGAGTTATTTGGGGCTAACCTATACGATGAGTTTATAAGTGATTTGGTCTTAAATGTACCAAAGTCGCCTAACTTTCTAAAGGTTTTCAATCCATTTTATGAAAATGTAACGCTTAGACAATTGATAATTTCGGAAGGAATCAAAGAAATGTTAAAAGGATTCATTTATTTTGAGTATTCAAAGGATTTGATTAACCAAATGACACCGTACGGGAACGTTCGTCCGATTAGTGAAAATTCGGAGCCTGTTAGCACGTTATATTCGATGATTTATGCAAGATATAATGAAGCAATTAAAAGTTATAAGGCTATTCAAACGTACATTCTAACTAATATGAATGCACCAACGGGACAAGTTGTATCTATTTATTTGCTGAATGCTGGTAGTACTTATTTGGATGGTTTAAACGTACCTACAACGGCTCCATTTGGTAGCGGTTTAACGCTTAATATTATAAGTGATGGAAGTTTAATCGAGTCAGGAACAATAAACCAAGCTGGAACAAACTACCAATTAGGCGAAGTTGTAACGGTTACGGGTGGCGATGGTCTTGGAACATTTACGGTAACGTATAGTGGAATAGGGGATTATAGCACTTTCAATGGTCAACAAAAACAAACGGCATACTGGATATGATAAACGAACTTTCAAATATCGTTCAGAACATCGTCTTTGCAATGGATTATTCAATTCAGGGAGTGTATAGTGTTGACGATGAAAAAACGTATGCGTGTCAAACGAAATGGGCGAGGGTTGGTAAGATTGTTTGGAATAATAATCAGAAATTTTTAGTTGAATCATTAGAAGAGGATGAGTGGTTGGTTGGGCAGCATGACACCCAAGTATTGGACGGAACAATATATTTACCGCAACCAATTTTCATTCATGGAACTAAAAAGGCAACCAATCGAGAATGGACTATCTTGAATAAAAATGTAACCTCAAAAACACCGATTATTTGGCTGTTAGGCTCGTTAAATTACAAGCAATTCGGGCGTGAAAGTACAATCGATATTGAAAGTTCTTTGAGAATATTCTTTTTAGATGAAACGGATGTAACGAATTATTACACAGCAGACCATGTTACGCAAGTCGTTTATCCAATGGAGCAACTAGCAATGGAATTTATTAATACTATCAATAAAAACAGAAATTTTAAAACTATTGAAGATTGGGAGATTATCGAATTTACGAGGTTCGGAGTTGAGCAAGAAAACGGAATGTTCCAGAACATTTTGGATGCAAATTTAAGTGGGGTTGAGTTAAGAATAACGCTCACAAAGTATAAAGAAAATTGTAAATGTTAATTTAATAACAAAAAAAATGAGTATAGGATGTAATTGCGCAAGTGGATTAAGTAATACGGGGAGACCTAATTGCGTATCACTTCAAAGCGTAACAAGTAAATTAATTATGGTACCGTTGTTCGCAGCGGATGGAACAGCAAACTTTTTGGATTTGTCAGCTCCATTACCTACATGGGCAACATTGGTAAACGAAGCGGATGCGTCAAAAAGATGGTTTCCATTACCAAACTTTGAGAATGTAGAGTTACCGAAAGCTGACAGCCAATTCGAAGAGGCTAATTCAGGGCGTATGGTATTCCTTAGACAAGGAAAACGTTCTTTTGCTGGTGAATTATGGGCAGAGGATTCAACACCTACATTGTTAGGAAAATTACAAAACAATCGTTGTGTTGATTTTGGAGTTTATATCGTTGATGTAAATGGCAATTTAGTTGGATCAAAGCATGACGGAGGATTATATCCAATAACTGTTGACAATCCAAGTTTTAACCCAACATTCACGTTTGCGACTGATTCAACAACGCAAAAGATAATGTTAGGATTTGACTTTGACAGATTGTTTGACGAGTCAACAATGTACATGATTACACCAACAGAGGCTGGTATTAATTTTAACGACCTTAATGGTTTGGTTGACGTTAATCTAATCAATGAGGTAATTGCAGCGGGTGATATTACATTTGATGCGGTATTGGATTACGGAACAGCGTTAAATCCGATTAAGTTCTCAGGAGCAATAACAGCGGATTTTGCTTTGTACAACAATTCAACGCCTGGTTCAGTAACAATTACAGCGGTTGAGAATTTACCTTTAGAAGGTAATTATACTGTAACTTATGTTGCTGGTGTGATTGCTGGAGATTCTTTGACTTTATCAATTGCGAAGTCAGGATTTGATGGTGAGTTAACTTATGTTGCTGTATAATGTACGTTCAGGTTGGTCATATTCAATTTGCGGTCATTCATTTGACTGACAAATCGCTAAAAGACGCACAGTTATTGTTTAAGCACGTTAACCCATTGGTGGTAAAGAAAGCGTTTGACTTAGCGAATAAAGGTCTTAAAAAGCGTTCAACGAAGTAATATTAACGCAAAAATCTGAAAGGGAGTGATTAATTTCATTCCCTTTTTTGTTGTAACTTTGTAATCATGGGACTAATGGACACCGTTTTGGGGGATTTAATGGAACGTACAATACATATTTCACAAAAAGAGATATGGTTTTACGTCTTTTATGATACTAAATTTAAAAACGAAGTCTTGGATTTTATTCGTATTGACCAATTATTTGAGCAAGGGGTTGATGAGGATGACAAGGTTATCGGTACTTATTCAATAATTACAGAAACACAATACAATTCTGAAAAGGTTGCTGGATCTCATTACACTTTAAAAGATACGGGTGATTTTTACCGTAGTTTTATGCTTCAAGTATTGCCTGGCGGCATAGTTATAAACGCAGACGGATTAAAAGACGATGGAACAGACTTATTGGAAAAATTTACGGACAAAATTCTTGGCCTTACTGACGAAAGTAAAATCAAACTTATTAAGAAAGTCAAGGACAAATATTACGAAACAACATTACGATTATTACGAGGGGATTGAGGAACTCCCGTTGTTTAATTGGATAAAATGTACGTCTAATGATTTAAAGTTTGTTAGAAAGGATAAAAAAGGCACAGAACAAGAAGATATAAAAGCATGGGAGCGAATTTATGACAGTTATATTGCAGAATACGGATTGAATGAAGTCTATAAAAAGCTGTTAAATGCAATGAAGAAAAAAGCGTTGTTGGAAGTTGATTACATTTTGACAAGGGAACGTTTTAAACTGACAGAAATTGAAATGCAGATAGCGAATTTAGACGCTATGATGATGAATGGGGGTAACGGAATGACTATTGAACAATCTTTAATCCATTTGAGTAAATGGTTGGGGAGTTGGGTAAATGCAAAGGATATAAGTACAAAGGAATATTTTAATTTAATGAGTGAATATGGCAAAGAAAATAAGCGCAAGTGATATATTTAGCGAAGAGGACATTTTCTTAGGGATAAGAAATTCAGCCGAAAAAACTATATTAACGTTTCAGGAAATTGATGCGGAGGTTAAGAAATTGGGTGCAAATATTAAAAAGGATTTGTCAGGTGCTGACTTTGGAAACACGAAAGGAATAAACAATTTTGTTGCGGCAACTCAAAAGGCAAATGACGCTAAAAATAAATCTATTCAGATTGACAAAGTATTGGTCCAGGCAACCAAAGATGTTGCGGCTGCTGATAAAGCGTTAATCGACATTGAAATAAAGAAACAAAAGTTAGTTCAAGAAGAAATACGAACAGCCACACAAAAGGCGAAAATAGAACAAGCGAATGCCAATGCAGCAAAGAAAACAGCTGAAGCGTCAAAAGTCCAAATGGACACTTATAAGCAACTTGCTGCGAGTACAAGAGATTTAAAAAACCAATCAAAGGAATTAGGGGCGCAATTATTAGGTTTAGAAAAAAGCGGTCAAAAAGGAACTTTGGCTTATTCACAATTGGAGCAACAATTTAAAGAAGTTACTATTGCAGCACAAGCGGGGGACACTGAACTAAAACAAATTGATAAAACGGTAGGGGATAATTTCAGAAATGTAGGTAATTACGAACAAGCGACCAAAGGGTTAAAACAACAATTGCGTGAAATGACTGTTGCTCTTCAAAATATGGAGTCAACAGATCCACGTTTTAAGCAAATGACAATTGACGCGGGTGAGCTTAAGGATAAAATAATGGACACAAACGCCGTTATTAAATCAACTGCGGGTAGTGCGGTTGAAAACTTAGGAACGGGAATTGCTAAAGCTGGAAAAGTTGGTATTGATGCCTTTGCTGGAATGACGGGCGCAATGGGATTGTTTGGTATTGAATCAGAGGGAGCAATGCAAGCGATGTTAAAACTTCAACAACTTGCTGCAATGTCGGAAGCCTTGACAAGTTTGGGCGCATTAGGTGACACCGTTACGGAAGTTAAAGCGGCTTTTATTGCAGCGGCTACAAAATTAGGAATATTCACAACGGCTAAAGAGGTTGATGTTGCTGTTACTGAAACTCAAATTGTTGCAACAAATGCTGCAACTGTTTCAACTAATTTTCTAGGTAAAGCAATGAAAGCATTGCCAATTGTTGCAATTATTGCTGGTATTGCTGCTATTGCATACGCTATTTATAACTATGTTTCGGCAAGTGCTGACGCTGAAAAGGCTACAAAAGCAAGAGTGGAAGCTGAAAAAAAGGCTAATGAAGAAGCAAAAGCAACTAGAGATTTTATTGCTCAAGAAAGTTCAGAATTTGTCGGACTTGTTTATCAATTAAAAGCAACAAATAAAGGAAGTGAGGAACGTTCTAGATTAATTAAACAGATTAATTCTCAATATGGAACTACTTTAAAAAATATTAGTGATGAGACAGCGTTTCAAGCAGCATTAAATTTGGCTGTTAAAGATTATATTAAATATCAACGTCAAAAATATCAATTAACACAAAATAAAAAGAAAATTGAAGATATTTTAAAGCAAGAAGAAATTTATACAAATAAATTAATAGCTGCACAATTAGCATTAAATCAGGCTAAATTTCAAGGCGGTCAAGGTGGTGGAGGTTATCAAGATGTTAAAAAACTTCAAGATGCTGCACAAGCAGATATTAAAAGATATTCAGGAACATTAAAAATGTTAGATAATCAATTGATGGATTTAGGATATTCAAATGTAAAATTAACTCAAGAAACAGCTGATAAATATATTCCAGTAGTTAATGGAGCAACAAAAGCAACAGCTGATTTAACAACGTCAACAACTGATTTAAATAAGGCTATCGAAGATGAAATTGCATTACAAGAATTAAGAGCAGAACAAGAATTAGCTCGTAAAAGAACTGAAAAAGAGGCGTTAGATGCTATTGATTTACAGATTGAATTGGATGCTGAAGCAAAAAGATTAGCCGAAGAAATTGCAGATGAAAAAAGACAAGAGGACGCATTAGAAGCAAAAAGAGCAAAAGCAGAAGAAAAAAGATTGGAACGTTTAAAAACTGAAGCTGAATTTATCAAAATGACAACGGATTTTTTCATTAAAAACTCGGAAAAGAAAATTGCTCAAATGGACAAAGAAATCGCTAAGGCTGAAAGTCAATATACAGTACTTCAACAATTAGCGGTAAACGGTAATATTAACGCTCAAGAATCACTAGCCGAACAACAAAGATTAATTAATGAAGCAAATGCGCGAAAGGAAAAGGAATTAAAACGCCAACAAAGAATCAAATTAGCAGAAAGCGTTTATTCCACTTATAACTCAAAGGTTGCTGGTGGGAGTGAGCACCCATTAATGGATACTATAAAAGACACAATGCTTTTGCAACAGTTTATAGCTAGTTTACCAACGTTCTTTGACGGAACAGAAAACACCGGCAATAACGGTAACGGAATTGACGGTAAAGGTGGTTTTCATGCTGTATTACACCCGAATGAAAGGGTTATTCCTAAGAGTTTAAACGAACAAATCGGAGGGTTATCAAACGAAGCCTTAGCAAAAATGGCTAGTGAATACCAAAACGGTAAAATAATACGTTCAAACAGTCAGGTTGGGAGCGCATTTGACACCGCAATATTGGTAAATGAGTTGAAAACTTTGAATGAAACGATTAAGGCAAAGCCTGAAACAAACATAAATATTGGGGAAATTACTCAATCAGTTATGGAAATCGTTAAAAGCACGAAACAAGGAAATACAACAACTTATAACCGTTATAAAGTTAGACGATGAGACATTTTTTAAATGAGATTGAAATAACGCCAAGAAATAGGGAGGTTATTGGGGTTGTTTCTGACTTTACAGATAACCCTGAAGTATTAAAGGTAAATGTTGATACTATAATACTACCGAGAGAAGCTTATGATATCGTGAAAAATCACATTAATACGATCGGTTTATTTGAGGGAATTCCTTATAGGGTACAAATGGCAAATGGAATAAGTCTTGACTATTACGTTGACCTTACAAGCGCTCCCGTATTTCGTAGTTATGAATGTGAATTAAAGATAAAAAGACGAAGAGCGAATGATAACTTTTTTGATAATGCAAACGGTACTTCATTTGAATTACTACTAGCAAAAGGAGTAGTTTTCCCAACGTTTAAAGTGCCTTATTTAATCGTTAAAGATAATCAAGTTGAGTTATCTATAATGTTAAGCCTTGCGTTATTCAACATGACTCAAGCGTCAATACAAGCCATTAAAGACCTAGCCGAAACAATAAGCGAAGGTGCAGCCGCTTTTACTCCAAGTATTGGCGTAACGGGTCCCGTTATAAACATTGGAGCAATTGTAAAATATTACATTAGCGTAACGATTCAAGTTATTTATATTGCGAGTTTACTTATTGCAATTACTGAAATGGCGGTAAAGTTATTTAGTCTTATTTTCCCAAAAGTTAGGAATTTATTAGGATGTAATGTAAAAGATTTGATTGAAAAAGGTTGTAATTATTTAGGTTTCACATTAGATTCAACACTTTTAAGCACAGAAAATTGGACTGTTTTGCCCGTTCCATTAGTTAGAGGACGTAAAGGGATCTTTAAATTTGTTCCAGATGACTTAATTTCTCCATTTAATAAAGGCGTTCCTAGTTCAAGTGACACAGTTAGTACATTAGGAAGTCTAATAAAGGCGGTTGAGGATACATTTAACGCCAGGACCAAAGTAATTAACGGAGTTGTTCAGATTGAAAGGAGAGATTATTGGAATAATGTAGCTATTAATAATATTATCCCAGCTATGGTTATTCAAGCGGACAGACAAGACGAATATAGCTATAATCCAGAGGACGTTTGGAAGCGTTATTATATCCACTATCAATTGGACCAAATGGATTTAAATACAATGGACGAATTATACGACATTCATGATTCGGAATATTCTAGCGAAGCCGTAAACGTATTAAATGCCGATTTGGTAACGATTAAAGGACTTAATGATGTTGCCCCTCCCTTTGCATTAGGTCAAAGAAAAGATGAGCTTAATTGGATTGAATTAATAGCAAAAGGATTATTCGGAGTGATTGACGCTTTGACGGGATTATTTGGGGGCGGTACAAATTTAGTCGCTAAAATTGACGCTAGAGTTGGCGTTTTGGTTATTAGTCAGAACTTCTTTGCTGTAACAAAATTACTTTATACAATTAATGGAAAACAACCCGCTAATTTCAAGGATATTGTAAGTGCAAAAGGACTTTGGGCAAATTATCACTACATAAATCAAATCGCTTTGAATAGTTGGAAGATTAAAAATGATGTTAGATTGCGAATAATGGAGGAGGATTTTGTAACTTTGTTAAATAATAATTGGATTGAGGTTGATGGGGTTAATTGTGAGATTCTGAGATTAGAGTGGATTGACGAAAAAAGTTTAGCGACTTTAACGTATAAAATTCCTGACAATTTCGCAAATGGTAAGGTTTCAACTTTAATAATAAATGAGTAATGAC